TATGTATATGCTTCTCTCCATGACTCATATAGATTATTCTTATTTTCCTCTAATAATTCTATCATATCACCATATTTTTTCTTAGATAAGCTTGACATCATAATCCTAGCACTCATTTCTCCAACCAAAAACGACAATACAATAGCTACAAAGTTAAATATTAAATATCTATCAGTGGCTATAAATTCTTGGTACCATTCCATAACACACATCTCCTATACCTATTTTTTATATAACCTTACCATTTTGACCGTCAATATTCAATTGTCAATGTACTACAAATTCAATTTTCTCACTGTCAAACCCTCGGTGTCTATCTGTATTGACCATGACAGTAACTATCCATTCACTTACAGCCAAATTTAGGTTAGGTAAATTGGAACTTTCCCACTTACCTAACCCGTTTTTTATTGCTGTTCCAGCGCAAACACTGTTTCTCCATCCAGTGCTCTTTCAACATCAAGTACAACCCTTTTATTGCTTCCCTTGTCTCTTAATACTAACTTAGCATTACAATCATATTCATCTGAGATAACATCTTCGATAATGTAACCGATGTATTCTCTTAAATCCTGTGCACAATAAAGTGGACTTTTTTGCTGAAAATTTAAAACTTTTCCCATACTACGCCACCTCGCCGCCACGCCAGATCACGTGGTATGCTTTTGTCTGACCATCACTCTGTACATATTCAATGTCTCTTGGATAGCCCTGATCCGCATACCATACACGTACCATGTCACTAACTTCCGGCGCATACTTTCTAACCGTCCCCTGCCATTTCCCCTTGCTCTCCCATGTTTCAATGTACATGTTTTCTGGCAAATCAAGCCGCCGAATGATCTCATTGATTGCCTTATCTGCCGGCTTACCGGAACTCTGATAGTAAATGCCTACCTGTCTGGCAATATGTACCGTATCAAAATACTGCTGATCTGCTTCAATCAGTACCGGAAGCATTACATCTGCCTTTTCATAAAGTGACTTTGCCGTAAGAAGCTGTATCTTGCTACCACATCCAGCCGCCGCGAGCATAGGTGTAAGAATCTTAACCGCATTATTTACTGCTGATAAACTCTCTGTATGCGCTTTCTTGGTTGTTCTCTGTTTCTGCATCTCATAATGTCCTGTCTGGCGTAATGCAGGAAGCACTTCATCGGCAATCCAATCTGTAAATTTTTCAGCGTTTGGCTTATGGCTCTTGAATACCAACTTATAGACACCACTTTCTGTGATAAAGTTCTCCCCAGTATTATGCAATTTTCTAAAGTTGTATTTAGCAACTTTAGAATTTGTCAGCTTAACTACCTGTTTATCATTCATCTTAGAAACAGCAGATTTCACTCCGTTTTCTCCAATTTCCAAACAAGCACCTACATGATATGGATTGAATATCACCTGTCCCTCAAATTCAAATGCTTCTACCTCATGTCCTTCAAAAATCATTAAATCGTTCATCTATTTTTTTCTCCTTTTCTCTTGCTTTTAGTTTCGGAGTACCCTATAATCAGCTTACAAGGTACTCCTTGTGTTTAAGACAATCCCAAGTGCTGGCTAGGCGATAACGGATTGTCTTTTCTTTTTTGCTCTCTCCATTCGTTTTCCCTGCATGATGCCATATCGAAATGCTACGCTTACTGCTCCTGCCAAATCATACTTTTTACGGATTTCACTCAAGATCGCATAAGACGGCTCACATGCGATATAATTTTTTCTTGCTCTGAACAATTCCTTTTCTGTTCTCCGGAATTTCAAGCAATTTTCCATTACTCTTATTGTTTCTTTCATCTGCGGCACTGGACAATTCTCCCAGATTTCTTCGCGACGATCTGACGATGCCCCCATGTATATTTCTGCAAGTTCTCTGTATGTGTCATACATCTCATTGTCCTTATTCAAAACCAAATCCCCTGTCTCATTTTCAAAGAATACCGTGAGCGTTCCAATTCTCGCACCATCTTCCCAAAGCCCCAAAAAGTGATTTACCTGCTCTGCCGTTAAATCAGCCAGTCCACATGCCTTGATACCTAATTCCTCATTGATTACTTCATACATACTTGTTACCTCCGTGTTTTTTGTTTTATTATAGTTTTGTTATACACTATAGTGAAACAATTGTCAACACTTAAGCAAATATTTTTACACTCTATTGAATATTTTTATTCTATATCGTATAATTAAACACAGGAGGTGTATGATATTCGTAATGAAATAAAATCCTATATTGCCAAAAGCGGTATGACTCTAACAGAAATAGTTGCTGAGTATAATAAAACACATGAGCCAACAACCACTCAAAATATTTCTAATAAACTATCACGTGGAACCATTAAATACAGTGAATGCCTGGCTTTAGCAGAAATTATGGGATATGACATTACTTGGATTAAGAGGGGCTAACACCTCTCTTTTTCATTTCACACCAACAATCTCAAATGCCATCTGACCGTTACCAATCTACTTTCCGCGAAATAAATATCTATTCTCCACGTTCTCTGTCTCTCCGCTTCAATTCTCTTTCACATGCGGCAATCCTTGTTTTATTCTTCCCTCCGTTTTTCTGCATCTTTTCAATCGCAAGCCGAATCCGATCCGATGTTGCTCGTTTCAGATCTGCCGTAAAGTTCAAATCCGTTGCCGGAAGTGAACAAAGGCTATTGGTTACATCCATGTTGTACATGCTATCCCTCCTAATCTGCCAGTACCGGCAAAGCAAACGCCCACAGGCACCACGCCGATCCCGTGATCTTGATACCGGCGATAACCGCAATGCTAACGGCAATCCACTTCACCGCTTTTTCAAAGCTCGATTTTCTGTTCTTGCGCTTCTCTCGGCATATATCGTAGCTCGGGCACTCCATGCAGCAATATGTTTTGCCGAGCTTGCATTCTTTTTCGCAACTCATTATTTTTCCTCACTCTCCTTAAACTTCATCTTGCACCACTTCCGTTCTCCGGTGCATCACCGCGGCGTGCCGTCCGGCAAGGGCGGGCATTTATAAGCTCCACACTTCTCTCTATCTGGACACGGGACCATCTGTCCTAAACTGTCAAAGGAATATTGCTCCATGCTATTCCTCGCTTTCTGCCCGAAGCCATTTAAGCCATCCTTTTTTATCCCAAGTGCTTCCACCAAGTATGTCTTTCGTCACAGCATCAAACCATTTTGCCAGTTCCTCATCCGTCATGTTCCGGATCCGGTCTGCATTGGTCTGTGGTCTGCATTCTTTCACAATCTCAAAGCACTCATCCTTCCAAGCTAAAACATTTTCTAGCTTATAGGAACTGTAGCCAACATGATAATAGTCCTCTCCGATTTCCTTGTACTTGATTTCGTAATATGGCTTTTTTCCTATCATTGTTACGATAATATCTAAGCAGGAAACTTTAATGCGTTCCGTTTTGCTGTCCCGTGCCGCAGTTCTCATACATTCAACCATGTTCCCACTCCTTTCCGCACCGCAGCTGATACGGCACCTCTCTGAATCTCTTAAGCGCGTCGCCGCTCACATGCTTGCTTGGGTGTGTCATCTTCTCACTGATTTCCGCCATGCGCCTGCGGCGCTCCTTACTGTCTCTATGCATTTACCTCTCCCCCTCCCGATCGTAACGGGCACCACCGCGGCGACGTTTTAACCACCGCCAGAACCTCCCGCTCCGCTGTTTTGCAAATTCTCATGGGATCAAACCTCTCCCGCTGGATCTGACCGCAATGCTCACACTCCGCACAGATATGTACCGGCTCATAACCGTCATTTTCTGTGACGTACCGGAGACCGTTTTTATTCACGTAATACACCAAGCCGCTGTATTCGCACCCGCCGTTCAGCGCCGGGCATATGATCTCATCGTAAATCTGTCTGATCGTCTTGCCTGCTTCAAGCGCTGCCACGATATCCTCTCGGTACGGGTCATACATGCTCGTTCTTTTTCTTCTCTCCATTGCCCTGTCCTCTCATAACTTTTTCAATCATCTCTTCCTGATTCCGCTCTGCAATATGATCCCGAACCGATTCCTCCGGGAATGCAATCTGATATGTCCGCTCCTTGATCCGGTTGGTGATCCGGTCATCGTACCGCAGGCTGTCCAATGATTCGTTGCTCGTAAAGATAGTCACTTTCTTGTTGATGTACCGCTCGTTGATAATCTGGTACATCTTGTCGTTGATCCACGCCGCCGGGGATTCCACACCGAAATCATCGATAATCAGCACATCCACCGTGTTAAGCGCATCCAGTAACCGGCTCTCACTGTATTCGGCATCCCGCCGCCATGTATTCTTGATCTCCTGCAGGATGGTCAGCGATACTGCAAACTTAACCGCATAGCTTTTCATAAGCTCATTCGCAATACCTGCGGCGATCCGTGTTTTTCCGCTACCCTTTGTGCGAGACCAGATAAACAGCCCCATGCCCTGATCCCTCTGGCTCCCGAAATCATCCAGGTAAACCTTTATGATCCGGCAGGCATCTGCCACCGTCTTTTTGCTGTCCGGCTGTCGGTACACATCCGTGCGGAAGGTTTTCAAATCCATCCCCCGGAACGCTTCCGGAATATCCGCAAACCGCAACCGCCTTGACATCGCCGCCCGCTCCCGGCACTTACATTCCACCGCCGTTGTGATACCGTCCTTTTCGGTCAAGATCCACTCGGTACCATTGCACAACGGACACACATCAGAATCCCTCGAATTCTCCGGTGTCTCCAAGTTCTCCGAGCCGCTCATTGATCGATTTTTCATGCGCTGTAGTATTTTCTCCAGCGTTTGTTCCATCTGCTCCATTGCCCGCTCCTTTTAGATACTGCATAAATACATTCTCACGAAGCCAGTTTTCCGCTTTCTTGATATACCGCTCCGCCGTTCTGTCCCGCCGACAAGCATCCGCATAATTCCTCGCCGCCCGTATCAGATCATCCTCCGGTACGCCAGCCATCACCGCATTGCAGTATTCCGATTCTGCCAGATAGCCAGTACACTTTTTCGGGTAGGCTGCAGCAAATTCCACGAACCGCTCCACGGGGGATATAGGGGGTGTATTGGTTTCGTTTAGTTTATGTTTAGTAATAGGTACACTTTGTGGTTCACACTGTGGTACGCTCTGTGGTTCGGTTTGTGGTACACTTTGTGGTTCACACTGTGGTACATTTTTAACCTCGTTTTGTACCACAAGACTATTCAGATGATAAACCGCAGCTTGGTTTCCCCCTCGGGAACGCCATGTAATATACCCATCCTGTTCCAAGCGGTTTCTCGCTCTTTTGATCGCCTGTGCATTCAGCCCCGATTTCAGCACCAGGACTGATACGGCTACCGTAAACTCTTGCTGCCAACCCGTTTTATTCGCTATGGACATAAGCGCATGCCATAAGGCGATGGCGGGTGAGGGCAGCGGGTTTAGTTCGAGCCGATCGTAGAATGCTTTTATTTCGGCTATGTAATTCAAGCGATCACCCCTCTTCTAACTCTGTTATTGTGACCTCTGTCCTCGGCTCCCACTTATCAACATCTACATAACTTCCATCCGTAGAAACGATAATTTTGCAATTATCATCCGACAGCACTCCGTAATGCACCAGAATATCATGCAAGGCTTCATGAAGATTCGTAAGATCAACCCTGCGGTTGTTCGGCATGTAATACACCGCTTTCACGTTCACCTTACAATCAATGGTTTCTATGTCCGGCATGAATTTTTCACACTGCTTTTCATATTTTTTATATGCCGATGACGGAACGATTCTCGGACGTCCTGTTTTGTCCTTAACAATCTGCTGACTGTTCTTTTTCGTGATCGGTTTTAATTTAATCGTGAACTTATACTCCATCCGCACCACCCATCCGCATCTGTGCGTTGCAATCATTGATCTGCTCCGCCAGGTACGCCGGAAGCGTATAGCAGTCAACAAATTCATGCGCATCTGCGAGATCCTTTCTCTTCAATGCCTTGTAACTCTTCATCTTGCCATCATCATCGTAGATTCCAAATTCCCGGCGGAGCTGGTTGTAAATATCCCGATACACTCTCTGCCGGATCGCATTGTCCAGATATGCTTCCGTTTTCTTGCCGCCGAGAAGTTCCGCACCTCTGCGTCTGATATGTGCCGACAATTCATCCGATTCTGCGCCGAACAGCGGCATATCGTTCTCGATGTGGTCGATGCGATGTTCTACCTTTGTCACACGTTTATCCACGATCAGTGCAGCTTTCAGTTCTGGCGACATCCCATCAAGCAGATTGCTGTGATCAAAATAAGAATCAACCAGACGATCGTATACTTCCCATGCCGTATCCGTATTTAAAGATTTTGCATGGAGGAACGCACCCTTCTTTGTCCAGAGGTAAAGTTTATTCAAATTTCTAGCGAAACCTAAATTTTCGGTTTCGCTCTTGAACCGTTTCAGCTCCTCACCATCCAGACAAATAAAATGCTTTCCTTCCACATATCTGCTCTTATTGTTGTTAAAATTATCTGTGATTTTCTTTGCTTCAACGCCATACGCTTCTGCAATCTGCTGCGTTGTCAGCACTCTCATGCCTCTATATTCTGTAACCTTTAATTCTTCCAATTACTTCTCCTTTCCCCTCCGGGACGCCCCCGGAGGTATCATCATGGCTTCGACAGTTCGTGATATAATAAGTCTCCGCATGATCGGTTTCTTTCGCCCGCAGGCGGGTGTTTCAACCCTATAACCAGCTCCGCCCGAATATCCGCCGGAACTCTTCTCTGCTTCCGTAATGGCTTTCAAAATATTCCTGTGCCATCTGCTTAAGCTTCAGATCCATTTCAGCGGCATTCTTCCCCGCCTGCGTTCCATTCGGATGCAGATCCGGGCGAAGCGGTATGACAAATCCATACTTCTCGCTATTCTTCCGGTTTGGATTACCGGGGAAAATATGATGGCGTTCAACCGGCGCCGCGCCGGTAAAATAGCAATGTTCCATATCATCCGTAAATACGCTCCATAATCGCTTCATATTCCCCACCGCTCTTTCATTTCCTGTAGTTCTGCTGGCGTAATGGTATCTATTCCAAGTTCCTTTGCATCCGCTACCGTTCCGTCAATCAGAACCGACATTTCTTTCGTGTCATAGGTATGACTCCCGCGATAGATTTTATATACAGTCAGTTTTCCGTCATACCGAACCGGCATTGCATGGATCGTTTCCTGTTCCCACATATATTCTTCTGGTGCGTTTGACTGATAGTAGAAAATATTTCCATCTGGAAGATATTCGGGCTGTCCATATTTACAGATCAGAACATTTTTAGCTTTTGCCTTTGAAATCGTGAGTACGTCAGCAATTTTTCCAACCAACACATGAAAGTAAGCATTTGCATCAAGGCTCCGTTTCTGCGTGTATCTGACAGCTTTTATTTTTAGCTTGTCCTGATTCTGTAAATTTTCAATTTGACCGGCTGCCGAAGCATCAACCTCAAACGTGAGGATGATGCCCTGTCCATCAAATGTCCGGCTTGCACCAGTTAGCTTTCCGGTAGTCTCCATCAGGCATCAGCTTCTTTCCTTTTCTTATACCAGGTCTCTACCTGTTCGATCAGCTTGTTTGCCAGCTCCGTAGAAATATCAGATGTACCGGAAAAATTGTACATTTTCTTAAGCTGGTTCACGATATCTACCGCATTTGCGTTCTCACACATTTCAGCATAGGCATCCACAAATCTATTGATTTTATGTAACTGCTCTGCTGTCGCCGGTGTAAACTGCGGTGCTGGTGTAACCGGTTCCGGTATTTCTCCGTCCGGGTCCTTCATCTCCTCGGTCGGAATGCAAAATACCTGGAAGCACGCATACTTGAATGCAATCGCCATTGCCTTGTTGGTTGCTTTATCTCCGGAATCCATTCCCTCTCCAACCGTTACCGCTTCGATGAACGATCCATCTTCGGCATAAAATGTGTACTTGATCCGGCAGATGGAATAGATCAGAACCGCACCCTTATTTGTGGTTCGCTCCTGTCTCTGCTGTTCCAATACTTCTGGAACAATAAAAACATGATTCTTTACCAGCGCCGGATTGATTGCATTCATGACCGCATCGATGCCGCGATACTTAAAGCCCTGCTGTTTATTTACCGCATCCTTGCCGACTGCCCCGATCTCTTCCATGCACCGGGAAATGGCTTCGTAAATGTTCATTTTCTTTGCCGTCTCTGCCATGCCTTACATCCTCCGATACTCAATACCATACTCACGCATAGCAGATTCAAGCTGTACAATCTGGAACGGATCAGCGACAACTTCGTATCTGATCGTTTCTGCACAAGGCATCGGTTCTACAAATTCCTCCTCTTTCACAGCAACCGGCTCTTCCTGTACCGCTTCATCTGCTTTCAGTTCAACCTCTGCCGCTTTGCGTGCCTCCTCTTCTGCCCTTCTCTGCTCTTCCTCTGCCTGTCTCCGCAGAATTTCTTCCTTCTGCTTCTGGTACTGGTTCATGGCTGTAATGGCATCTGACAGTTCCAACGTTGCCCTGTACTTCGCCAGACCCTTATCCTCAAACTCCGATTCCATCGCCCGGATAGTGTCCAGATCTTTCTCTACGTGCTCCACATGTGCTGTGATGGCTTCTGTGATGGCTTTCTGCGTGGTCGTGGAATTCTCCCATCTGCTGTCATAGATGCGATCCAGCGGCAGATACTCCATCACGGTTCCATGCTCCGCCATAATCCCGGTATAGATTTCACAGATCATCGCTTTCTTTGCTTCCACGCGCCTACGCTCAAACTCCTCGATCTGCCCGCTGATAAAGTCGATCGGTTCATCAATCAGCTTGTCCAGTTCCTTGACCTGCGCTTCAAAATTGGTATACGGCTCCATAAATTTTTTCTTGATCTCGATTCTCCTGTCGTTCATCGCCTTTTTCAGCTTACGCAGGCTTGCCACTGTCTTTTTAGCTTCCGGCTGGGATTCCGCGGTAAACACCATCCCTTTGTACTCCTCCAGCCCTGCCGCAAGGGCTGCCTTGATCTCTTCAAAGTTGGTCTCGATACTTCCGTCTTTCTGCTCTACTAATAAGTTAATTTCCTGCATCTTCTATCTCCTTTTCTTCTCTAAACCGCTCATCGCGGTCGTATATTGCTGCCAGTTTCTTTCTATGCCGGCATGCCCGCTCCTGCTCCGCTTCGTATTCATCCCAGTCCGGCGCATCCGGCGCGATCTCAATCATCGATATACTCCCACTCTCCTTTGTCGCCATTGTCACTGATCTTAAGTCTCACTGCTGTCTCTGGCGAAACAGCCAGCACCCCGCTAATGCTCCCGTCATCCGTAACGGTAATAGTGGCAATTCCCGCAATGCCGACCCCTTCCAGTGTTTCCGGCAATTCCCGCAACACATCCACGAGATTGCACATGTCCTTGTTACATAACCTTGCTTTCATTCAAAAAATCCTCCACTTCCAGCTGCGTCCAATCCGTTGCCCGTATCATCCGCGCCATCTGTTCTTCCCGCTGCTGCCGCTCCGTCTCCCCGGTGACACATTCATCACACATACCGTTCTGACCCTCGCCCGGGTCCATTGGATGACCGCAGCACTTACATTCTCTGAAAATCATAAAATCACACTTTCAAAAACTGCTCTTTCGTGTTACAATAAACGCAGAAATACTTATGTATTCCTACGG